CTTTTATACTTTTTTCAAAACTATTTAGGAAATCTGAAGGTTTAGAATCCATTTTTTTGAAAATTTGATCAACAGCATCCTTCATCTTTGGAGAAAGTCTTTTATACTCCTTAGATGTCTTATGTTCATCTTTTTCAACTAAAGCTTCATATAAACTGTCAAACCTCTGACTCATCTTTTTCCTCTTTAGATACGCTCATACTTTTTACAAAAGTATTTGCAAGTTCTTTACGTTTTACTTCTAAAGTACTGCCAACCTTTGCGGCCACACTTTTAGTAAAAACATTTTCTGCTTCCATATTATTTCCATCTACAATTGCGTCTACAAATTCTCTACTCATAATTAATTTCCTTCCTTTTCTGGTTCTTCATAATCTGGCATTTGATCTGGTGATATAATACCACCAGCACCATCTTGTGGATAACGTGTAATACCATCACCACCATCTGGTATATCAATTCCACCGTCCATTGGATCAATTTCTGTTTCACGTTGAATTTGTTGTCTCATATCATCAATCTCAGCATCGTTCATGCGTAGAACTTTCTTCAATACATATTCTTTACTAAAGAATGTTCCAACATAAGACTGTATGCTTTCTAGAGACTGTATTCTGTTCTCTAATAGTTCTGCATCCTTCAACTCTGCAAAATGGCCATCCTGTAGAAAATCATACTGAATGTGCTCTTGCATCATTGGCCAGTCATCAGCTGCAATAATACCTTTGAGTAACAACTGTGTCTTGAGAATGTCAGTGAATAGTGGTGTAAATTTTTTACGAATACGTTGCACAAACTTTGTAAACTTGAGTTCATCTCTCGTAATCTCTGTAGACCTTCCAAGAGAAAATCCTGCTTCACTATCCATTCTTGAAATGGGAACATTAAGAGACTTGTAAAGTTTCTTTTGAAAATATACAATGTCATCAATCTCACCAAGATTAGAACCGCCTGGCAATGTGGTGATCTCTGTGCCTCTTCCACCTTCTCTTCGTGGAAGCCAGAAGTCTTCCAACATACTCATATGATTTCTATCGTCACGTATCTCACCAGTGCTTGCATCGTAGACTAACTTGTTACGATATCGGTTCATAACGTCTTTGAGGTATTGTTCTGCCTTAATCTTCGGTAGATTACCAACATCAATGTAGAATATTCTACGTTCTGGTGCTCGTGATATACGATAGATAACTAACGCATCTTCAATCATACGTAACTGGTTTACAGGTTTGATTGCTTTGTGTAGATAAGATAAAACTCTACCAGAGTTACCATCAATAAGTCCAGAAGGACAATATGAAATTGCATCAGCAGCTATTTTAATCCCTGAGTTTGAACCACCCATACCAGCAGAATTGTTTCCCTTTTCATTATAGAGAAAATATTCCTCTGTCTTTTGAATCATATCTACAGAAGAATTATTATCTTTCTTCTTTTTAACTTCTCTTACTTTTTTAATTTTTGAAGGATCAATATACCTAAGTTCAATAATACCCTGTTTAGGATTTTTAGTGTCTATAATTTTATGAAAGAATATTCTGCCATCAACATACCAACGTCTAAAAACATCATGACCCTTAGCTTCAAAATGTAGTAATCTTAGAACTTCCATAAACTCTGTTCTAATCTTACGTTTAATTTTTTCTGGAAAAGGTAATCTATCTAGAGTAATTTGCACCGCAATATCGTCTTCGTTAGAAATAATTCCTTCGTTCACGATATCTTCAATTGCTGTATCACACTCTGGTTGTTGAGCAATGTCACGATACCTACGAATTAAGTCTATCTCAGTACGTTCTCTACCGTCTTGATCTAAAATTTGTCCAAAGAAACCACCACCGGCAATATCAATAGTGCCGTCATCAGGAGTGGGGGAAGTGAATGATGGTACACTTCCCTCTCCCTTTTTTGGTCTTTCTATACGGAACCCGAAAAGTTCAGCCATAATATCTCCTACTCGTTATATTTAGTAGGTTTAAATTAGAAACTTACGCCACTAGGCTCAAAGTGTTGGTATCTCCAAGTTACTTCAAAAGTTTCAATTTCCGTTGCTTCAGCATTTGTTAGTTCAATTGTACCAACTGTCAATGGATATGCTGATCTAAAGATATAACTCTTCAGTACAGTATCATCACGATCTAATTGTTCAACGGTCAAATCTGTCTGATAATCAGCAGGAGCAATAGCACCTGTATTCTCAGCATAGTCATTAATACCGTTTTGCCATCTTTCCATTGCATTTCGTATCATGAAGTCTGTATCATTCATAAATGTGGTTGTCCATGCTTCGGGAGCAGGCCTATCACCAGAGACATAAATGTTTCTTCCACGAAACGGTACAGCAATTTCACCTAATGTTGAAGCTGGTAAGTTAGAAGCAGTTACAAGAAAAGAAGTTCTACGAACATCTAGTCCAATTGCAATGCCAGGAGGCGGTGTAATTGTTACTCTGTACTGGTTAGCACGAGCACCACCACCGATTAGATTAGCTTTAAAGTCATCTATATTAGCCATGATTAACCTCCTACCTCACTAAAGGCAACCCCTGTACGAGTTGCAATAAAGTTTAGGGTAATGAAGTTAATTGAACGAGCTGGTTTAATGTAAATATCTCCAATAAACTCGTTTCGATCAATTACCTCGCCGGTATTATTCGTACCGTCTGCGACTACCTTAAAGTCTGTAATACCTCTTCGACCTTGAACATCTCTCAAGAAAGGTTCTACCAAGTTACGGAACTGTGCCCGTGTAAACTCATCGTTAAATTCAAAGAGTTGGAACTTAGCAGCGGTTGCAATTGCTTTCTCAAGAACCAAGAATAACCGTCTTACGTTGATACGGTCAAATGCACTTGGTTTGGAGAGAGCAGTTTTATCACCAAACAGAACCACACCTTGGCCTGGGAAGTTAACCACTGGATTAACTCTAAAGCGATATAGTTGATCTCTTTCTCCACCTGTAGGATTGTAAGATAACTTAATAGCACCTCTTACGTTTCCACGATTATAACCAGCAGGAGAGAACCAAGGATCAGCAACACCATCTGTGTGAGCACACAACCCACCAATATCACCGTTCAATGGAACATAACGATATACGTCATTGTATTTGTCGTAAATATACTTGTAACCACTGTCAAACACCACATAAGAAGATGAAGGACATAGTTCAAATGCTTCTGTTACATTTTCTGTTTGTGTAGTTGAGTTTGTGATACCAACTGTTGCAGCACGATATGGAGAAACAAATGCAACACAATCTTTTCTACCTTCTACAAGAGAAGTAATCATTGTTACATGAGTATCTTGTCCAGCAGCAGTATTTGTTACACCAGAACTTGGCCCACCAAGAACCAGATTAACATCTTCCGTTTCTGGATCACCAAACTTATCGTATGCAAGTTCCAATTCACCAGCAGTTACCGAATAATCATCCGTACCACCTGTAAATGTTACAAGAGTAATAGGTTTAAGTTCTGTGTAAGCACTCGTTGTATCTGTACCCCAGTTAGTACCAGCAGCAATATGATCACCCCAATAAACAAATTCAGACTGATTAAAGAACACTGTCGGGTAATAGATACTATCTCCCTGAGGCCCTTTAGCAGAAGGATTTTTTGAAAGGTTTGCATAAGTTTCTATGATGGAACTAACTCTTTGTCCTGCTACATCTACATCAAAACCAGTTATGTCACCAGTACCGTCAAAGACCACAACGTGAATCTCATCGTCAGCACCTCGACCATTTTGTGTATTCCAAGCAGAAGTTCTAGGAGCAGCATCAAATCTGTCAGCAAATCTCCAACGTCTTGTTATGAAAGAGTTGTCAGGAATAATAGTTTGAAGACCACCTTCATCTGCATCGTCTTTTAAACGAATACTTAATACTTCACCAGAAATACTAGTAACCTCATATTGAGTGTCACCAGCTTCAACAGAAGCATATGTAGAAAATGCCATACTAACATTGTCTGCAATTGTAATTTTCTTATCTAGAATAAGAGCAGTTTGAGAAGTAACAGTTTTAACTGTGACCACTTCATCAATTCCGGCCGCAATAACTCGCATACCAGCTGCAATTGTACCAGAGTTCGCATCAACTGTTAGGTTGATAGAAGCTGTTGTGATTGCACCGTTACTTGTTGCAGTAACACTATCGTTTGTGTGAAACTTGATCATGTCTCCAACTTGAAAGGCAAAACCAGAAGCATCAGCATCATCGACTGTGATCGTTGTATCACCAACTGCACCAGCACCGTTGACTAAGTTGCCTACACCGCAATCTTGTTCATATGCAGTTGCAGAGGGACAAACTTCCAATCGTAGAGAGTTGCCATGAGTTCCAGGCGACCTAGCATACCAATCATTAGAGGTAACTTGACCATCACCTGTCTCTGAGTAATAACTTGCAATATATACATCTTCATTTGCAATTAGCACACCAGAAGCTTCTCCGGCATTTACTATACCAGTTGCGGCCCGAACCACTTTCAGAGTATTACTATATTTTAGGAAATTAGAAGCAGTAAACCACCACTCATAGTTGGAAGAGTTTGGTTTACCAAAATTATTGACGAGATCAGCCTCAGAGGTAATAGTAACTACTTTTGATGCTGGGCCCTTTTCAAAGACCCCAGCAAGAGCTCCAATAGTGGTATCAACACTAGGAACAACATTAGTTAAATCAATCTCTTTGACATGAACGCCAGGAGAAACTAAAAAAGACATATTTGCACTCCTTATCTTTGTTAAGAGTTCTTTTGTTCTACAGATATTTATAAAAAAACAATTCTAGAAAAACTACTTTTATAAGTGTTATAACATATAAATAAATACATGGTTAATGAACATTATGAGAAGTATAAAGAAACAATCAAAAAGGTAGCTCGTAGAAACTATCGTAAAAGAATCTTATTACTTAATGACTTTCTAATAGATAAATCCTGTAAACACTGTGGTGAAAGTGAAACAGTGTGTTTAAAGTTTTATCCACATGATTCAGAAATAAGAAAACTAACAAAACGTGTAGGAACTAGTGAAGAAAGCCGTAAAGAAATATTTCATCTCATAGGAAAATCACATATATTGTGTTCCAATTGCTGGATTAAGGTAGATAATGATTTAATAGAATTTATATGATTACCAATTTGATCCGTAATCTCTTACCACTGGATTCCAACGAGTACCATACTCATCTATCATTTCACCTATGTTCTCATCTTCTAGTCCATTAACGATAAATCCAAATGGGGCCATGTCCTGCTCTAACATATCTCGTTGTTCTGCCATCATAGTTTTACGAATATCCATATCCGTCAATTCTTTGAAATATGTTTGATCCGTAACCCAAGCAAAGATAAACAAACAAGCAACTAGGTCATCAGTACATCCATCATCTGCTTGATGAGATGAACCCTTAACTATAAATGTAGATAATTCATTGATAATATCGTAATCCTCAATAACAAGTTTATTATCTTCTACCAATTGTTTTAGATTAGAACAACCGATACGTTTTACAGCTTTAGTGGTTCTTACTCCAAGTTGTGCTTTACCACCACTAAATCCACCACCCAATACTTGACCAGCTCTGCCTCTCATAGATGCCATGATAAGATTATCATACTCCATATCAAACTGAAGTGAGTTTGCAACCTGTTCCCCTATGTCATTTACCTCAACTAATACAAATGCTTGGTTGTATGCTCTTGCCACTTCGTATATCTTTGCGGGGAATAGAAGTGGTTTTATCTCATTATCTCTAAACTTTGCAACCACTTTGTATGGCATCTGTGATACATCTACAACAACAAATGCAGAATAATCGTTTGCAGTTCCCCTTGATACGTCTGCACAAAGAACATATGTTTTATCTTTTTCTGGTAGTTCATGAACATCTAGTCCAGCATTTGACTGTTTTGGTTCTCTGTAAGGCATAGTTCTAAGTTTTGCTGGTGATATGAGAGTATTGATAGAACCAAGAAACTCACACTCAAATTCTGTATTAAACTGAGCCTCAGAAGTATTTTTTATGGTTTCTTCTTTCCATTTTTCATCACGGCCAGGTACTTCACTCCAATGAACCTCTATAGGTATATAAGAGTTTCTTTGTTCTTCTGCATCCAC